CCTAAAGCAACAGTTCCTGCTGCTAATCCTACTAACCCTAATCCCATCATTCCAACTGCTGCTGCTTTTTCAATGCTAATTGCTCCTAATAGGTTAACGAACCCGTCTGATATTGCTGTTATTATGGTGGCTACACCTCCTAATGCTCCTTGTATTACTGCTCCAAAGGCTGCTATTGCTGGTGCTACTAATCCGATTGCGAATCCTAACGGTATTAATGCAACTCCTAAAGCTGTTAATAAACCTATACCAGCCCAAGTTAATGGATTCATAGCTGCTGTTCCGAAAAGAGTTAATCCTCCTGCTAATGCTGTTAGTCCTGCTGCTGCTGGTGCACCTAAGAAAGCTACATCTGCCATTCCAATAGCACCGAGTGTCATAGCAGTGAATCCGACTCCTGCTGCTACTAATGCTAAAGCTCCTAAAAAGACTTTACCACTAGCCATTTCTGTTAATCCAGAAGCCATACCTGTTAATGCTTCGCTTAATTTACCTCCGTTAAGGTTTTCCATTAACTTAGCTCCAATGGTACCTGGTATCATTGCTGTAAGTCCTATTGCTGCTGGTATAAGTGCTAATGCTCCTTTTACGACTTCCATTGAAGCCATTTCTTTTAATCCAGCTGATAGGCCTTTAAAGAATTCATGGATTTTTTTTCCTGATGCTTTTGGTTCTGGTGTTTCTAATGCTCCTTTTGCTTTATCTGTTATTCCTCCTGTTACTGTCTCTTTGGCCTTATCAGCTAAATCTCCACCGGCATCTGCTGCAGGGGCGGCCATTCCTAGGAGACCTTTACCCATAGATTTAAGTTTGTCTGTAATCCCTCCAAGGCTCTTAAACATGTTAGAGAAGTTTCCTCCTAATGCCTTACTAGCTACTACTGCAGCCATAATATAAGGTGTAAGAGGGAAAGACATTAATTTAGCAAATATATCGATTATAGGTGAAAATGCTCCTATAACGTCTCCTAATATAGATTGCATTTTAACCATTGCATCATTAAACTTATCTTGAGCTCCTTGAGCTTTTAAGTTTTCATAAGCTACTTCTCCGTACTTATCTTTAAATTTATCAGCTCCTAAAGATAAAAGTTCTTGTTGATAGGTCATATCTGCAAGTTCTTCTCTAGAAAGTCCTATTGCTTCAGCTGCTGCTTGCTGTGCTATTACGTTATTTGTTGCAAATGCTTCTCTAATAGCTTCCTGTCCAGCAACTTCTTTTGCTACAGTAGCCATATCTCCTCTTAATGCTGCTTCTCTTGCTGCAGAAAGGTTTAACTGTTTACCCGTAATTAATTGGGCTTCCATTTGCTTCTCTATACAAGTTTCGAAATCTAATAATGAGTCTGCTATTTTCTGTACACCGCCTAAATTTGTTCCTAACTTACGTGCTTCTGCTGCCGCCTTCATTAACGCCTTAGGTGATTTACCTAATGTTAGAACCATTGCTTTCGATGCAGTACCGATGTCATTCATTAAGTCCTTAAGACTAAACATCGTTTTGTTCTGCTTATTGAATGTAGAAAGCTGTTTACCTAATTCTTTATTTGTTTTTTTAGATGACTTACCATTTAGTTCAGACATTGTAGCTAACTGTGTAGCTGCTTCAGCTGATAGGTTAAGCTTTTCTGTCATATAAGTAACATCGACTAATGTATCTCCTGAGAATGCATATGCAGCCATTCCTAATTGTTCAGACATCATTGCATATGTCTTAACTAGCTTTTCTGAGGTGATGAAGTTTGAACCAGATAGATTGGCTATTGCAGCCATTTCTGTTTTTACTCCGTATGCTGCTAGTGCAGACATACCTGTCATTTTCTGGAATTTAGCTTGAGTATCTGATCCTGCTAATAGGGATTTAAGTGTAAATGCTAAAGTAGCCTCTAAAGATGTAGCAGATTTAAATGCTCCTTGAAGCATATTTTTAAATACACCGGCTTTAGCTGAAGTGATAGCCATAGTCTTAGACATCTTCTTACCGTTGATCTCTATCTGTCCATTTACTTCAGAAGCTCTTTCTATAAGGTCAATCTGTTCTTTTAGCTCTGTATTCGCTTTATCTATGTTAAGCAAATTACCCAATGATCCCATACCAAGTTGGTCCATTGCTCCTTTGGCAGACTTAATGAGAGAACCGGTAACACCCATACTAGCGTTAATCCTATTCTGTACAACTTCTTCTAACTTTTTTACATTTACGTTTTTAGCTGCTTGGTTTGCTAACTGTAAGGAAAGGGCGTATTTTTGGCCTTCAGCAGATAATAGTTCATGTGCTGTTGCAACGTCCTCTTCTAATTTTGACTGGACGGTCAGTTGTTTTTTAAGATTATCTTCTAATAGCTGCTTTTCCTTTCCCTTTGCTGATATGACCTTCTTCTGTATCTCTTCAATTTTATCCTGTATATCTAAAGCCTGTTGATTCTTATCAACTAATTGTTTAGCTATACCGACTTGTTTGGGAGCTAATCCTATTCTAGTTATCTCAGCTTCTCTAAGTGCATCTTGAAGTGTTAACTGGTCTTTTAACATAGCTTTAGCTAAGTCACCAGAACGTCCTAATGCAACAGCATTTTGTTCAGAAGATTGAGTTATTTGCCTAGAAATTTTAAGTAGAGCTTTATCAAAGTCGTTTTGCCTTTGTTTAATGCCTAACTGTTCTCTAAGCTCTTCACTTATAGCTCTGTTCTCAGATGTTAATAGGGCAGCAAGTTTTCTGGCTTGGTCCAAATATCCAATCCCTTCTTGTCGCTGCTTATTTAACTCCTGTTCGTTCTTTATGTCCTTATCGTCGGCCACTGTTCTATATCTTTGTTATAAATAGTAAAGACTCGCCTTAGTTGCGAGCCTTTGTACTATAAGATGGTTTTTTTATGTTTGGTCCTTTAGGCATGTTCTGAGGTGTTTGTGAAGTCTTCCCATTTTGTTTGTTTTGTTCTTCATAGAACTCATTCATTTTTTGAAAAGTAAACTTCCTTAACCATATTGGCATGTTATAGACTGTGTGAAAATCAAAACCTCCTTTTCCATGAAATACAATCTCATGAATCTGTGTAAATAGGTTTACCCTATAAGTTGGCATCAGGCCAAAGAAATGATATCCCTATTGGGATAGTTACCCCCTCCTTAGGGCCGTTCTCTGGGTAGAATCTCATATCTACATCAGGAGATAGCTCCATAATATGTTTTCTAAACGCTCTAGAATCACGCGCTAAGAAACGATTATCAACATAAGAACGAATGTCTTTCTTTTCTTCCTGGCCGTTCACTGAAAGTATCATGTACTTTAGTCTAGTTGAAAGTTCTGCTGATGAATCCTTGTTGATCTTCTTTAATCCAGTAACTTCTGCTTGTACCTGCTGTTCGTCACCATGAGTCATTAGTTTAAATTCTAATTCATCACCTGTCGCTGGTAGTACAAATTTAAATCGGTTTTCATTTCCTTCAACTAGTGCATCGTTGAATTCTTTATTCTCAAGAAGAGATAAGTCAATGTTGTGTTTTTCACCTCCATAGTCAAAATCATAATCTTTTCCGTATCCTAAGATACGTGCTGCGATTAATAGTGCGTTTTTATCTCCTACTAAGAGATCACTATATGTAATGTGTTTGTCTACTATAAGGGCTTTTAGTAGTTTATCAATAACTACACCTTTTTCGATGTAACTCTGATTCGTGAGAATATCCTCTTCTTTTGCCGTCATATATTTCATCTCTACCTTTCCGGATGATAGAGGTGAACCTTTGTCGTACAAAATACCTTTAGAAGGGAGATCTACTAACTCACTTGGGAATTTGTTGTCTGTGCTCATAAATTTTATTTAGTTATAACTTTATATCTTATAAATATAAGATAAAAAACTTTATAAAACAACAAAAGCCCGAAATAAATCGGGCCTTCGTAATATATATAGTGTATTTTACTAGTAATTCAATACACAGTAGTCCATGGCAACGGAAATACTTAGTTCTGCAACGTCAGAAGAAGACCAGTCAAACTGTCCTTGTGACATGTTTACTATGAATGCTCCTTTGATAATCCACTCACTTACGATGTCCCCTACAGGACCTAATAGGTTAAGTGTCAAATCTTTTTTGTAGAAATCTGAATATCCTGCTCTACCTGTTACTGATTCGTAAGATAGTCTTGCCCACTCCATTACAGCTTGTGCTCCAGAAGGTGTGATTGGGTCATATAGAGTCATGTCCATATTTTCCCAGTTTCTTTTTCCTCGGATCTTTCTGTATGAGTTGATGTGATCTAGTTTTACTTCCTCATCTGTGAAAGAAGGTGCTGTTACGTTTTTGATCATAAAGCTTGGAATCGAATCAACATACATGATGAATCTATTTTGCACTTTTGGTTCAAAAGCTCTGAACATTATTTCGTTGGGATCTAGTACTGCCATTTTATGTTTTGTTTATTATAAATATTCTACTTTTTAATTATGCATCAAATGTTGCTCCTGTTGGTAAAATTGTAAAGTCTAATACTACGAACTCTACTGTTTTAGCTGGCTGGATCATTACTTGACCTATCAATTGATTTCTGTCAATTGTGTCTGCTGTATTGTTAGATTCGTCCATTATCACTTTGTAAGCATAAAGACCTTGTCTTTGTACTACTGATTCTAAGTACGGATTAACAGTTGATAAGAATCTGTTACGAGTAGCAGTTGTATTCTGTTCGAATACCAATGTTTTTGCTGTATCTCCTAAGAACTTCTTAAGCTCGATTAACAATCTTCTTACGTTTACTCTATCTAAAGCAGATTTCTTTTTCTGTAATGTTTTCTGACCGAATACTGATATTCCACTTCCTGGGAATGTAGCAATTGGGTTTACATTAGCATTATATAGTGAATCTCTCTGTGTACGAGTTAATTTTCTTTCAGCTTGAATAACGTTACCTATTCCACCTCTAGTAAGACCTGCTGGTGCAAACCATGGTGCTGCTGCTCCATCTGTAAAGGCATATACTCCTGGAATAACAACTGATGCTGGAATCCATACTGTTCTACCTGAACTTGATACTGTTTGTAACCAAGGCCAGTACGTTGCTGTATAAGAACTGTTTAAAGTGTCTGCTGTGCCTGTTACATTTGATACTGTAGACTCATATGGTCTAAGGTCAATTACTGAAATATTATCTCCTCTAGTCTCTGATAAAGAGATCATTGAATCTAACACTACCTTGTGTGCTCCAATACTATAAAGTAGTCCTGGTGCTGAAATCATGTTAAATACATATTAGTCTTGGTTACCTAAGATTGAAATTGCATCTGCATAATCTCCTGCAACTAAACCTTGTGTAGTTTCTCCAATTTCTTCAAAGTAAGAATTTCCTCCTGTTACATTTTCTCCAGCTCCTGTATGGAATCCTCCTTTTTGGTTGTTAGTAGGTAATGAATTTTTAAAAGAATTTCCTAGTGCATCTGTATTTACTGTTTGTCCATCGTTAGCTAAATAATCAAGTGTCTGACGACCTACTGAAGCTACTCTTACGTAGTTAGAACGGTTAACATATTCACCTGTTGTCTTAACGTATATAGACCCATCTGCATCTACTGTCTTTCCTTTAGATTGGTTACCAATAACTGCTTCAATGTAATTTTCATCATTAGGATCTAATGACAAGTCATTAAATGATTCTAAAATGATTTGGTTCTTTGTACTATCATCACCTCTTCGTAATTGTAAAGTAAAAGTTCCTTTTGCATTGTTTACGTTTGCGATAGCCCATCTGATGTTGTCAGATGATCCTGATACTAAAGATCCATCACTATTTTCTGCTCCAGAGTCTCCTGAACCAGTAGTGTTGTTAAAGATTGCTCCTTTTCCTAAAGTCTCCAATGTAAATGGTGCTACACCTGCGTCTGCTGCAGCGACTGCTGAGTTAGATGCTGGGTCAAAGTTACCGCTAGTTACTCTGGTTACTAACATTGAATTCCCTCCTTGGTTGAAGTAAGATTTTACAGCAATCGAAGTTAAGTATTCTTGTTTTGTAGATCCAGAAGTAAATGCCGTACCAAATTTGTTTTGGTATTCACCGTAAGAAGTTACCAAAGTTGGAACTTCAACTGGTCCTTTTACTGAAGGTCCGATAATAGCTGCTCCTGCTTCAAGTGGTAATGGTGCTAAGAACGAATTATCATTCTCTCTTGCTAATACACCTGGGGAGATTAATGTTTCTGCCATGTTATTGTTAATTAAGTTGTTTGAGTACTATTATAAATATCGTATTATATTCGAAACCGTATGTATTATGTTGCATATGTTTCTACATTAATAAATATGGGAGAATATCCTTAACCGCTATACGGAGTGAATTTTCCTGTATCTAAATCTACATTTCCTTTCCCGTACTTCTCTTCTAAGTATTTTGAAAGTTCTTGCTCCATTATTTTTGTCTTTTCTCTAAAGTCTAAAGCATTAGCTTTTCTCTCCTTTAATGTTAACTCTAATAATGAAACTTGTCCTAATTCTTCTACTAGAAACCTACTGCGGTTTTTAAGTACCTGGAGGTTATTTACTTCTTCTTCTTGTAAGTCTATAACTGTGTTTTTATCCATTTTGTTGTTTTTTGTTACATTACTGGTTTATACTGTTCTAAGTAGGGTATAATACTTGTACATCGGGTATGTGATAGCATACTAAAATTTTCATCTTTTAATCCAAGAGATGATAATGGTAAATGTTCTTGAGTTCTTGCAATACCTTTTTTAGCATCTGCTTTTAGTTTAGAGATATGGAAATAATCATCACATTGTGCGATTACCGGTGAGAAATCAAAGTTACCTTCTTTTAGTATATCTTTATCTAATTTAGATGATAAGTACTTAGCATATTCTACATGTGCATACGGAGTTGGATGAGTATCGTCATCTATTTGTATTTTGTCAGTTTCTTCGTTTTTCCAAGCGTAACAATAAGGAGGTTCCTTATCCATTGTATACTTAATCCTAAACGTTTCAATTGATTCTATATCTAAAGGTAGTACTTTTTTTAATTCTCCTAGATATCCATTCGTTTTTAAGTTCTTAGACTGCTCGTCAAACATATTAGAAAAAAATGCTTCTCCTAAAAAGTCTTCTAATGTAGGGTCCATCATATAGAACATTCTATACTGTACGTCCAGGCTTTTAAAAGCTAATTTTAATATACTAATATAGTTTAACAGTTCAAAAAAGTTCTGCTCTAGGGAAAAGTAGGTATTTACGTATTCATCTGGAAATTGTCCTTGTGATCCTAAGTATCCTGGTGTTTCAAAGTAATGAACTCCAGGTCTTAGTTTATCTTCTCTAGGCAGCCCTGACCACTGTATTGTTATTAAATCGTCTTTTGTTAACTTAACCTTATTACGCTTCAACATGTCTAAAGTTGCCACTACTTTATGGAATATATACCTATTTCCTGCGCCGCTTTGTCCAAGATTCTCTCTTAAATCAAAAGCTTGGCCTATAAAGTCTGCATAGGTAGGGTATCCGTATTGAGTATAGCTACAGCCAAAGGCTATGTACTTACTTTGAGAATCTAGTATTTCCATAATGTATAACAGTTATATCTTTATTTGTCGTATAGGCTCTCCATGGATCGATAATGACTGATCCAATAGGGAAATCATAATCGTGATGTTTTCCCATATGACCTAAGAGGTAAACTGCTTTATATGGTTTAATAGGGTCGTAATCTACTTTATATTTAGAACCGTATGCTGATTCACAAAAGTGTCCTGTTAGTATTATGTAGATCCATCTTCATAGTGTACATCTGGTTTGTAGGCTTTTCCTAATATTACTATAGGTAGGTTAACTTTATTTGCTTCCAGTACTAATCTTGATGCTAAATTTTTTGCTTGTTTTTCTCTAGCATTCATAATAGCATCGAATAAGTCATATCCTAAATCTAATTCTTCAGCCATATATCGTAGAGCAATATTATCTCTTGGATGACAT